GATTACGTGCAGTATACCTACTACTTGACGCCATGGAACAGACATGGAAGTCGGCCCCCCAGAGTGGGCGCCCCAAATCAGCCGCTAGCTTGGACGGTGACTCTCCCCGGGGAAAAGGGCAGAGAAGTAACAAGCCTATTAGGAAGACCATCATTATGTGCAGTGACCTGTTGCGGTCTAAGGAGACCTACATTGCTCACTGTATCTCAGCTGATCGTGCACTATCCAAAGGCATTGCCATGGATTTGGTGTACAAGTTTGGAGAGACGCTGAGATTGGGTAAGGCACCCGTCGGACGTGCAGAGTTGGTGGACTGTGGTAACGTCACCATCTGCAACTTGGTTACAAAATCCAAGAAAACGGACAAGCCAACCTATACCGTGCTGAGAGACACACTAAACCATCTCAAGTATCTCTTGCATAAGCGCGGTGCGCGCCGAGTCGCATTCCCTCAAATAGGGTGCGGGCTCGATGGACTGGAGTGGAAAAGCGTCAGCCAGATCATCACTGACGTCTTTGGAACATCAACCATCCAGGCCGTGGTCTACCTGAAAGACCGACCGGCGTCGGGAAATGCCAAGCAACAGGGGAGTCAGCACCCTCTGTTACAGAAGCATCGCTGGTCGAAGGAGGATCTGAAATTTGCCCCACGCGAGATCCTCATGCAGCGCCTAGTTCACTTAGAGAACACGGTGAACGAATTAAGGAAGATCCAAAACTCAACTTCCTCCGTCAAGTGCGTAGATGTCACATCAACTACGCCAAAGGTGAAACCTGGTGGGAGGGGTGGTGCAAGCGCAAGCCTGCCTTGCCTCGCTCAGTCCTCTCAGCCTTCCATAAGGAAAACCGCATCATATCCTTGTGGCTTGAACGTCGCTCCTGCCCAACCTGTGGTTCGCAGGCCATCTGTAAAGCAACTGACGAGCACATCACACCTAGTGGATACCGCTATGACTCGCACAACATCCACTGTTACAGATGCGACACCTTCCATGACGGGAAAACCTCGAGCTACCAGGCCAGCTAAGCTCGCTGAACTGGAGCCGATCTTGGAAAGCGCTGGAGATGAAGTCGCTCTGGGCACCAAGCCAGAGCATGACGTGAAGAAACACGTCAGAATGAGTGCGCCTTATAAAGGAGCCTCATATGCCGCCACACTGAAGGCCGGGAATACTAAACTATCAGAGAACCCCATCTTCACCCCCGCCTTAGCGCCACAGTGTGTTCAACGCCCCTCACAATCTGAAATGAGGCGCGTTCGCAGGGCAAACAACGTAGTTACTGACGAAGAGCTAAGTCAGATGTTGCTGTGGAAGTTCATGAACATGGAGAGGGACCACAAGACTCCGCTCAAAATGAAGAAGGCGGTTGAAAACTATCTTCATAATTTTGATATGAGTCATGTGTCTTTCCGCGAACTCCGTGAAATGACTGGAAGGGCCATAATGGTGGCCATGGTGCCTGATGACATCTCAGTTGAGATGAGAAACTTCTTCAAGAATGGCACCCGGATTCACGAAATGGAAAAACAAAATAATTTCGTGAACAAGGGTATTGCAGGGAAATGTGGTTTCATATTTGCCCGCAATTATTCCTTGCCCACCGCTTCCTAGGAACTCCGCAGCCTCCCTGCATTGTGTCTCAAAAGACGACCAGGCACATCCAAATTATTACCAGGATGCAGGAACAACGTTGGGGCAGGCGATTGCAAATGTCATCGCAGTACAACAAAATTGTTCAACTACTCCATCCCAGAGTTGAACCAAGGGAGAATATACACACATAAGAGCTGTGTGTGTAATGAACAAGTCGCGCTCTCCCAGCGCCACCAAGTCGACGACGGCTCGCGGTACACTGCTACTAAAGATATCTACAGGTATCTGCGCCCGCTCCGTCGCACAATCTCTTCTGTTTCGGAGGACTACATCATTTCCCGTGCATGTAGCAACAAGAAGAGATTGTATATGCAGGCCCAAGAAACATTGCAAACTACACCCCTGCACAAGACGGATGGACACGTCAAGATGTTTCTTAAGGATGATAAGTATCAGGATACTGGTGAGGTTGGTCAGTTCTTAGGCTACAACGCACCAGTGGAATCCTCATACACAGCACCACGCTGTATCCAGTACCGCAACAAGCGCTACGGCCTGCGCCTCGCAACATACCTACATCCAATCGAAGAACACTGCTACACATGCACAGATTGGACAGGCACCCCGATTTTCTCGAAAAGCAGAAACTTGAGACAACGTGGGGAAGATCTCCGACTCAAGTGGGAGAAAATGCATAAACCTATCGCGCTACTACTAGACCATAGTAAATTTGACGCCCATGTTGGTGTACAGCTATTGTCTATGGAACATAAATTTTACAGCGCGTGCAATTCATCTCCCGAGCTAAAGTGGTTACTCGCACAACAGTTGGTGAATCGAGGTTACACGAAGAACGGTACCCGATACATCACCAAGGCGACTCGAATGAGTGGGGACCAGAACACTGGTCTAGGCAACAGTATCATAAATTATGCTATGCTGGCTGCCTTTGTTGACCACTATGGTCTCATTGCCTCCATTTATGTTGATGGCGATGATTCTGTCATAGTGATCGACGACCAAGGAATCGAGTATGACGTCGCATTCTTTAAACAATTTGGCATGGCGACGAAGCATGATGTAACCCGTGACTTTTCGAAAGTAGAGTTTTGCCAGACTCGACCAGTCAAACTAGATTGTGGCTGGACAATGACCAGGAACCCATATCGTGTGCTCACACGTATGCCTTGGACCACGCTCAACATTGGTCCAAAGAAACTTCCAAAACATTTAGCATCAATCGGTCGTTGTGAAATGGCAATGGGCATGGGTGCCCCCATAGGTCAGTATATTGGACACCAATTGTCTCAACTATCCAATAAACATATCAAAACTGATCTTGAGTATGTTGCTAGGCAACAGATGTATCGCCCGTTAAGAGCACGCTTGGTACCACCAAGTGATGACGCGCGAGCATCGTACGAGGAGGCATGGGGCCTATCTCCAGACTTTCAGAGGTATCTGGAGACGGCCACCATAAATTTCAACATCTCACTGTTACCAATTGAGGAGACACCGTTCCTTCAGTAGTTATGCGCACATCAATGCAAGCTATCAATAGGAACAACCGTAACAGTAGAGTGATAGCACCACGAGCTATCGCATTTATGCCTCCGCGTACCAACAGTAACCAACCAATGGTTCATGGACGAACATCAACTACGAGTAAGAACACCAAAGTAGGGAGGTCAAGTATGAATTCAGTCTCATACTTGCGTGGCACAGAGAGGGTTCTTACCCTCACCATTCCGACCACATCTAAGGCAGGGGATTTGCTCTATATGCTAGAGGGCAACCCCCTGAGCGCTCCTCGAGCACGTGCAGTTGCATCGCAGTTTGATTCGTGGTCCAGTCCACTAGAATTGGAGGTGGAGACCACCGGCAACGCATTCTCGAAGAATTTCATCTTAATCCGTCACTTGCCCAACGGAGATCCAGCTAGAATCCCACCATCAGGCCAGTCACTGTTGAACATAGCAGAGGCCTATGATAGGAAAGACGAATCGGTTAAATTACAGCTTGATTCCAATGCTAAAGCAGTCTGCCGAGCACCTTGGAATTTGTCCTATAACCCACGGAAACCAATACAGGATACAGATCCCTCAGAGAGAAATCTTGGGGTGTTCATTATTGTGTCCAATGGTTCCCCGGGTACTGAGTCAGTGGACATAACCATTCGCTTTAGATATGATTTTAGATTCTATGGACCCATTTATTCACCGTTGGTCGTTGACGCTTCCCAGCAGCTCCAGAATACCACCACCTCGGTCAGCTCCCCATTTACTGGTGCGACTGTCCAAGGACCTGGAACTGCCGTTTTCACCGGGAACGTCATTCGATTCACTGAGGCTGGCTCATACATGGTCGCAGTGTTAGCTACAATAACTGACGGGTCAATAAGTACCACCACAACCGGAACAGTCTTCAAGAGTCTGTTCAACACCAATAGCGCAAAATACACTAGCGTCAATCTCACCCTTGTCGCCCAAGCCAATGCCACAGTAACACTTACTATTACAGGCACACTTAGCAAAATTGAACTTTATATTGCTACTTTTAATGCCAATCCTCCCACAGTCCTGAACAGCACACTGCCAAATAGAATCTTGGCACCTGCAGTCAACACTCCATCCACCTTGGAGTCCATTGCCAACTTTGCTACCCAGCTTAACACCATACAGGGTACCATAGCTGCATTGGAATCATTGGTAGGTAAGGCCCGCCGCCCTCGCAACGGCGATGGCGCCGGACCACCACACTCCGAACCTCCTGATCCTAATAGGATCGGATGAGCCCTCTTTAGGGCTGCTGCATGGGAAATAGGGTTAGTCCCGGGCCCCCATGAGCAAGTTACATATCAAATTGATGGTAGACGTTGTACGTCAATTACCGGC